ACGGTGAATAGTCAAGACCAGATTTTTATACCTTCAGACCTTCCAGTTTCTGAAAATCTAGTTACTAGACCTGTTCCAGCCACTAAAGACGATGAGCTTACTGGCTTGTCAAAGATCGATCTGTTGTTAACTGATGATAACGATGTCGCTGTTGATGCTTTTGGAGATCTTAGACTTGCTTATGGTTTGACTAATATCTTTCAGGCTTTGAAGCTCAAGTTTATCACCGAGCCTGGTCAGCTTTTGCGTTTTCCTGGTTTTGGTTCTGGATTAAGACCTGGTATATCGAATGCTGATATAAACGCTCAGGATGTATATAACATAATTTCTGCTCTGATAGCTCAGGATTCCAGGTTTGCTGGTATTGATAATCTTCAAATAATCCAGGAAGGACCAATCTTCACAGTGAACCTTTCTGTATTTATGGCAAATGGTTTGGGTGTTTACCCCATTAGCTTTAAGCTTGCTACATGATAATATAAAATATGTGAGGAAGTAAGTGACCAAGTTTCGTTGGACAGTAGAAAGGGTTATGGAAGATGCTAAGAGGTTTGATAGTCTCAGTCTTTGGGAAAAACACAGCAAGTCAGCAGTGAGGGTAGCTAGAAAAATGGGGATTTTAGAAGAAGCCACTTCACACATGACTAAAAATAAAAAATGGTCTATTCAGGACCTTATTGAGGATGCTAAAAAATACAGCACTCGATCAGAGTGGGCGGCCAATTCTAACGCCTATCATTATGCCAAACGAAGAAAAATACTAGATATTTGCTGCTCCCATATGTCTAAACCTCCTGCTCATAATAAAAAATGGAACCATCAAAATGCCTTAGAAGAAGCTAGAAAGTATAAAACTCGTGGAGAGTGGATTAAAAAATCTAGTGCTTCCTATAGGTATTGTAGGGACAACAATCTACTAGATGAGGCAAGAAGTCAAATGCCTCATCAAAGTGGCACATCTATACCTGAAAAAGAGCTTTTTGTTATGATTAAAAATAAATACCCCAAGGCTCAAACTGCTTGGTTTCAGGTAAAAGATCCAGAATTTGCTCCAGCTAAAAGATTTCAGTTGGATATTTATATTCCTGAACTAAGAAAGGGTATTGAGTTTAACGGTGACTATTGGCATAGTTTTGATGGATTAGCAAGAAGTAGAAAACCTAAAGGTTGGACTGATATCCAGATTGAGAATTATCATGAATTAAAAAAGGTTTTTTTTCAAAAGAAACAAATTCAATTTATAGAAATTTGGGAAAATGATTGGAAAACAAATAGAGAGCAATGTCTGTTAAAGATATTTTCTTTTTTAGAGGGATCACATGGCTCAGACACCTGATATAAAAACTCAAGAACAGTTTTTAGGCGAGATGCTCGCCGATTGGATTTCTAGAACAGGCGTTAATGACATTAACGTTGGTTCTTTAACCACTCAACTCTTTGAGGTTATGGCCTTGATGGCAGCTCGTGTATCTGGCGATTCTCTACAGATCCTAAGAGATCTTTCCGTTGACCGTGCCGAGGGTGAGTCTCTTCGTCGTATCGCAACTGATGAAGGTCTTCGCGAGCTTCCTGCTCGTGTTGCATCTGGTGCTGTAACAATTACAGATTCTAGTTTTACAAAAATTGCAACAAAGATTTACTCAGGAGCAAAAGCTCCAAATATTGGATCGACTGATATCCTTGTTTCTGATGCGGCCAATTTCCCTAACTCTGGCCAGGTTTACATTGGTCGTGGGACCCCTAACGTAGAAGGACCCCTTACATATACCAGCAAGACACAAATTGGCGGATATTGGAAGCTTACCCTTGCAACTCCGACCACTAAGTTTCACAATATTAACGAGTCTGTGATTCTTGCTCAAGGTGGTACTCGCTCTATCCCTGTTGGTACAGTAGTTCGTGCACCATCTTCTGGTGCAACTGCTGATATCAATTTTGTTGTTACTCAACCTGCTGTTATTCTTGATGGCGAAACTGAAGTGAACGGTGTTCCTGTCTCTGCTCAGGAGCCAGGAAAGAGTGGCAACGTACCAATCGGAGCTATTAAGGAGTTTGCTGCGCCACCTTTTGCTGGTGCTAAGGTGACCAACAAACTACCTTTTAAAACTGGTCGTGATGTTGAAACTGATGAAGAACTTAGAATCAGAATTAAAAGAGCACGTCTTTCTCGCGGTCTTGGTACTGCGTTGGCAGTAAAAAGCTCTGTTATTGGAGCTACACCTTCTGATGAGAACGCAACAATTGTCTCTTCTGAGATTGTTACAAGCGCAGGTGAAACCACTCTTTACGTAGATGATGGTACTGGTTATGAGCAAAAAACCTCTGGTGTTGGTGTGGAACTGTTGGTTTCCTCTGCTCTTGGTGGAGAGACCAATTTTCAGCTTGAAACAGGCGGTAGACAAACAAGTGTTGCTAAGGCTTTCATTGTTTCTAATCTTAAAGCCCCTTTCGATATAGTTGGCACCGATCGCCTTGCTGTCTCTGTTGGCGGAGTTACGACTGAACATATTTTTCAGGATTCTGATTTTATAAGTCCAGGTGGTGCCACTGCTTATGAGATTGTCGCCTCTATTAATGCTAATAGCTCTCTTCTTTTTGAAGCTGCCACAGCAGAAGGCGGAACTAAGGTAAGGCTACAAGCACGAGCCAATGACAACGAGGATATCCAAGTTGTTGGTGTGACAGCAGGAAGAGATGCGGCTGTTTTGATGGGATTCCCTGCTAATAAGGTTGAAACCTTACGATTGTTTAAGAACAAATCCCCTCTTTCAAAAGACGGACGCACGGCTACAGTAATCTCTCAAAAGCAAGCGGTTTGGTCACCTACGATGGCTACTGGAGAAACCCTCATTATTTCTGTGGATGGAACCAGCCCTATCACATATACTATAACTGATGCTGATTTCGTTGCGGAAGGCTCCCACACTTCCGTTGCTGCTACTAACTCTCTTGAGAGCTGGGTAAATGTTTTTAATAAAAAACTCACAGGTGTCACTGCTACAATAGTGGGCGAGCAGATTTATCTCACCTCAAATCTTGGTCCTTCAGATAGAGCCAAAATTGAGATATCCGCAAGCTCTACTCTTGTCAGTAAGGGTATGTTCGACTCTACCCTTGGTCTTTCCGTATCAGGAAAATCTGCTGATTTTGAATTCTCAAGAAATACCGCACAGATCAAGCTAAAGACCCCGCTAAACATTGGGGATGAACTTACAGCAGGAAGTAGGGAGACAGAAGCAAGGGTTCAAACTGCTCGTATTTTGGGCGGGACTCTCACTATTCCTTCTACGGCATATATCTGGTTCTTATTTGACGATAAAAATGCCTCGATTGTAAATACAGGTGTTTCTGCTACCTCTTTGATTGATGTTCAGAAACCATCCGCAAACATCATTCGATATGTTTCATCTGTACCATCAGCCTTCTCCTCTGTTCAGGTTGGCGATTACGTTATTATCTGGTCAAAAGAACTTTCTGCACCCAACAGGTTGGAAGGGCGCGTAAACGCTGTGACTCCTACCACTATGGACATCAAGGTTACAGCTGCTGAATACGCTGCGGCTGTTGTGGAATCTGGTGTCGTATTCCAAGAAGGTCTTGTTGTTCTTAGAACCTCTAAGGTTCCTCAAAAACTTGAGGTTGGTTCAGGCACGAAGTCTATTGGTCAGATTGCTGACGAACTCGGTGCTCAGGTAAAGGCCGCAGAGTTCTCAACCATTGATGATGAGATTATTGTTTGTAAATCTAAAACAAAGACATCGAACGGTGCTGTATTGGTTGTGACGTTTGATGCTAATGGAAAACTTTTAAGCTTCACTGATGGCGACTCAGATGTTAGTAAAGATTCTTTAATTGCTTTCTACGAGAGTGGTTATAAAGAAGGCTCTTTCCCACTATTCGCCCATACTGCTTTTGCCTCCGAGGCTTCTGCTGTACCTCCTTCTACCTATATTTCTACGATCACAAGCTCTATCAGCCCTTCTTCACTTGGTTTAGATCCTAACTTGATCATTGGGTATCTCCATCCATATGGTTCTATCTTAGATGCTCTAAGCACTTCAGAAACAACTGAGCTTGATAATTATTCTGGAGCTACATTAACCCTAGATCAGGACCCTCTTGTTAAGAGACTTAGAATTGGCGATCGATTATACTTTGCCCAGCCTCTTGATTTTGGTCATGAGGATGAGGCTGTAGTTATTCTCGATGGAGACGTATCAAATAAGACTTTTGGAATTCCTTTCTTTAGAAAGGCACAGACAAATACCAGTTTACCAAACAACCCCAACACATTTAACGCTTACGACTTAGATGGTGGTCCAACTACTCCTTTTAACCAGTTCTTTGGAACCAATTTTAAATTCGATAACTTCAAGGTATTGATGCAGGCGAAGAGGGTTATAGATCCTCCTGCTAATGAAGATGCCATCCTTTATCGCGCTGTAAAATGGGGCCGATCTGGAGAGCGAATTAATGTCGGGTATACTTATCCTACCGTTCCAAATAGCCCTATCTTGCACACAGTGACTGTTGATGACAATATCAACGTAAGGATTTCTCTAAAATCAGGTGCTGCGATTCCTACAACCATAGATGGAACCACGGAGTGGGATGTCACAATCACTCCAAATACTCCTGTTGCGGGTGTGGATCAGGTGACTTACACATGGACTAGCGTAGGTACTGCACCAGGGCTTGGTGGTCTTTCTGGTGGTGAATATGTAACTATTTCACAAGGTTCTGAGCTTAATGTTAAGAACACTGGAACCTTTCGTGTCAGTACTGAAGTAGGTTTTGCTCCTACGGCGAATAGTTTCACTATCGTTAGAAAGCATGGAGAAGCTGTTGCCGAACAAGACAAGGCTACTTTGGTCGCTAATGTGTTTAGTTTCTATAGCCCATCTAATACTACGGCTGCTGATATCCAAACTTATGTTAGCACTTCGACTTTGTCCAATCTTTTAACTGCCACTCTTGTCAACGATGGTGGAACATCTGGTTCTGGAGTTATAAATAGGAGCACTGCCGAGCAGAATAATTTTGCGATTTCTTCTTATTTTCTACAAGATGGTATCAACTGGATTGCAAGTACGAATTTAAGCGGATCTCCACAGTTTACATTTAAAACCCCGCTCACCTATACTTCTGATACTGGATATGCGTTTAACCAGTCAGAAGAGCTCAGGCTTATCCCAACAAGTGTAGAGCAAGCTGTCAGGTTCGCTAACGTGCTGGCTGTTACTGGCTTTACAACTCTTGGCTCTGTCCGTTTAACCAATAGGGAAAGTAGAATGGAGCTTTCTACCAACCTACTTGGTGGTAATGGTTCTGTTCAGATTGTTGGTGGTACAGCTAATTCTGCAGAGACTCCTGTTTTGGGAAGTTCTATCCTAATCAAAAACCAATACACACTCTCTAGTGTTAGTAAGTCTGGGTTGGCAGGGTTTCATAGTGACCAGTGGGTAAAACTTGCTGCTAGATTCAAGCAACCTAAATTAACCTTGTTCAAAGAGACAGCTACGATTTCTGTAGACGGTGATTTTGAAACTGTTGGCAAATCGAAGATTTCCTTATCTGGAAGAACTTTGACCGATCGCCATTTTGGCCAACCTAGACATCATATCCGAAGCAGATCAAGAAATTTTAAGGTTGAGAAGCAGGGGGATTTTACATGTATTAGCTGGGACGGATCTGGAACCCAGCCCTTTTTCTCAAAAACTTTGAATTTGAATGCGACTGCTGGGGGCACTTTAAATATCGAAAGAATATCAAATACCAGTGAGGTGAATATCTTTATTCTCTCTGGTCCTGTTAATTTTACAGAAGTCTCCATTGGAGATATCATATCCATTTCTGGTATGGACAACCCTGAGAACAATGGTTCTTTCCTAGTGACTGGTGTTTCACAAGACGGGAAAACCCTCAGGATATTAAATCCTATTGGGGTTAGTGAGTTCTCAACTGGAACCATTACTGTTTTAAACAACACTACCGTTGTTGGAGACCAGTTTGTCATTGGTGGTCACCTTTTGACCGCTGGTATTGATTTTGCTGTTGGTGCGACTGCGAATGATACTGCTGCTAATTTAGCTTCTGCTATTGGTGCTCTTCCAGGTGTTAAAGCGTCTGCTACTTTGAACGTCGTAACCATCGAAGCAACTACTCCAAATGCAACTATCACACTTGCCTATAACGATATAGGTTCAAACGGAGGAGCTTCTATCTCTGGTCCGCAACTTGTTGGTCGTGGTTACACGGCTTCTGATTTTTCATGTACCTCATCTGTTAGGGAAGGCGACACAGTTATAATCTCTGCTCCTTTTGCAGATAAAAATATAGGTAAATTTAGAGTAATTAGACGTTTTAATAACTCAATATACATTGACAATCCAAATTCGGTTGAAGAAACAGTGACTCTTCCTAACAACTACCAATCTTTGGGATATTCAGGTACGACACAATTTGAAGTTATTGCGACAGATAACAGGATGAAACTTCGATGGAAAGGTGTTGGAACTGAGCCTTTCTTAGGTCAAGCACGCCCTGGTGATGAGTTGATTTGTGGTACTGACTTCGCGATACAAAACCAAGGTATTTTCACAGTTACTAGATCTGGCAAAAAACTACAAGAGATCACAAGGGTGACTTGTATTCCTGGAAATCTTATCACATCTGGTAATTACTGGTTAATTAACGCCGCTGGGAACACTACACAGTATTATGTCTGGTACAATGTGGATGGTGGCGGCGGAGACCCATTGCTGCCAGGTAAGACAGGGGTTCAAGTTGTCATCAGCAGTTCGGATACTTTGTTGCAGGTCGCAAACGCCACCAATGCTGCCATTAATGCTTTGGCGGACTTCTCATCCGTAACATCTGCTGGTAAGATCACTATCACAACTACTGGTTTTGCGGAGACCACAGATGCTTCAGAAGGCAATATGAATGTGCAGTTTGACGTTGAGATCCTCCAAAAAGGAAGGAGAACATTTGTTGAATGTATTAACCCTTCTGTTGTCGCTCAGTCTTCTGTTTTTATTACGGATGTTTTAGAGCTGCACAGACCACAAATCCTATTCTATGAATACGAAGCTACTGTCCCAGGTGATTCTTTTGTTATCACTGGAGACTTCTTGGGTTCTAACAATAAGGGTTCTTGGGTTGTTGGCCGTGTGATCGATCAAGACACCATTATTGTTGTAGGCACTATGCTTGACAAAGAGTCTACTTCTTTAGCTGGGCATCAGGAAGACATCCTTGTTCAGGAAGAGCGTCCTTATGTAGGATACAAGCAAATCCGTATGCTTTTGAATGACCCTGCTTCACCAGATCGTGGTATTATGGTGTTCTCTACTGCCGAGCAGTTTAATAAAATCAACGATATTGGTCAGGTGCAGATTTCTGCCATGACTAAGCTTGGTTTTAATACCACTATACGCAAAGGATTAGATAGCTATCGATATCATACTGGTTTGATTGGCGAAGCTAATCGTATTGTTTACGGTGATCCTAGAGATCCAATAACATATCCAGGTGTGGGTGCAGCTGGTGCTGAGATATTCATCCGTGAACCTCTTTCCCGAAGAGTCCAGGTTGCTATCGATGTCCGTATCGAGACTGGTATTCCGTTCGCTCAAATCACAGAGCAGGTTAGAACCAATATCACTGCTCTTATCGATGGTAATGATATCGGTCAGCCTATAGCTATCAGTGATATCATAGAAACTGTAAATACCATCCCTGGAGTACGTGCTGTGGCTATTAGTTCTCCGCTCTATAACGCTTCGAACGATACGATTCATATCTCGCCTTCAGAGAAGGCGAGAATTATTGACCCAACAGCAGATATCTCTGTTAGACAGATTGGAAGTTAAAGATGGCAACAACTAAGCAGGAACAGTACGAAATACTGAGAAAGCTATTCAACAGCGCAATCCGCGGTCCGAATACAGATGCTATACTTTGGGCCTTGGCTAATCCTGCTGTTAACCTAATTAACAATATTGAGGCTATACATGATAACGTGTATATCGCTACGGCTGTAGAACGTTATCTGGATCAGAGGCTTGCTGACTACAACCTGGTCCGACCTCCAGAGGTTGGTCTTAGCGACGATATCTTTCGTCATATTGGTATCTCAGTCATCAACAGAAAGCAGGTTCGTGAACTTATTATGTCGATTCTTACCACCATGTTCGGTGAGGAATTGACCCAGGCTACCGCAAAAAGCAATCATGTTGAACCTTATAACCTTGACGATGGAGATCTTCTCATCGTTAAATTTGATGGTGGAGATGTTGTTCAGATCAAGTTTGAGTCTGCACAGTTTGCCAATATCAATGCTGCCACTGCTCAGGAAGTTGCTGATGCTATTACAAAATCATTGAGATCGCAAGGTAAGTCAGGGCGTGCTTTTGCGAAAAATGATGGTTTTGGCGCGTATGTTGTCTTGATTTCTGATACAGAAGGACCGCAGTCTTCCGTGGTTGTCCTTGGCGGACGTGCTCAGAATGAGCTTATGTTTGACAAGGCGCGCCCTACTACTGGCGGAGCATCTACAACGTGGGGCGTATCTCTTGTTGCTGGTGGTTTTTTAAGATTTACATGGACAGGAGGTGCCAATCCATCTATTGGAAAGGTACGTGTTGGCGATTATGTAAATATATTTGGTTCTGGATTTAGTGCCCAGAATCAGGGAACTTTCACCATAACTGATGTTAAAGGTGGAATAGCAGGTAGTGCATATTTTGAGGTTGAAAACCCCACAGGAGTTGGTGAGGTTGTGACCCAGGGTACTACTGATGCGGTTTTGTTTTTTCAGCCTGTCAAAAATACATTAACCACTAAATTTAGATATGCAGCTATTTTCCAGGAAGAGCCAAGACTTCTTGAGATTTTCATTCCCGCTACAACTAAGGTTGTACGTCGTGACCGCAAAGGTGCTGCACATATTCACGAGCCCATTATCGTTACAGAAACATATGACCCAGGCAAGAATGAGATAACTGACGTCACAGCTCCCAACCCTGGCCTCATCTCGGATGGTTCTTATTTTTTATTGAATTCTGCAGGTGATGTGCATCTTTACTATGTTTACTTTGACACTACTGGTGCAAATCTTGTCGATCCAGCTATTGCTGGTAGAACTGGAATACGTGTAGATATATCTACAGCGGCAAACGCAACAGATGTTGCTATTAAAGCCGCAAATGCAATCAATGGCATTGATTATTTTAATGTTGCCACACCTTCTGGACCTGTGTTTAGAATTTGTAATGCAGAGGTTGGCAACTCTGCTGGTGTTGCAAACGGAAACGTCACAGGTCTTTCCTTGACTATTATTCAGCAGGGAGTTGATGAGACGTCCTCTACGAGTTCTACTCCAAATCCAAACGAAACTCTTCCAGATCAGGAAGGTCCTTATACCTATGATTTATCTCAACCTTTTGTGTTGTCTGATATAGGGACAGCATCCACCGCTGTTATTTCTCCAGACTCAGGAAGGATTATACAGGTTTCGGATTCATCCCATTTCCCTGATGAGCCAGGCTTTCTAGTGATCAGTTATGGCACTGATAGGCAAGAAGGTCCTGTTCCATATCTAGCTCGTCCGAGTAATACTACTATTCTTCTGAGCCCAGCGTATCGTATTGTTAATACGCACGCTGTAGGTACAGAGGTTAGACTTGTTGCTCAGACAGGTCCTGTGTCTATTGACAAAGCTGGTGCTGACTTTCCAGCTTATCTTACTGATGTGGTTGCTGGAAGAACTTACGCAGAAAAACTTATTAAAGAGGTAGCCGCTACTGGTATCAACGTCGTTATCACTATCTTGTATCCTGGTGATGAGGGGTTATCAAAATTCTGGACTCCATTTTCAGAAAAAGTTGCGATTTGGGGAGAAGATTCAGATGTCTAAACCTTCAGTTGTTCTTTCTGGTGCTTTAGTTAGAATATATATAAATAATAGAGTATACAATGAGGCGCAAGCTGTCTCTTACACACTTGACTACGGCGAAACCGAAGTGTATGGAATCGACTCTCCATTTCCTCAGGAGATCCATTCAACAAGAGCTATGGTAGCTGGTAGTATTTCTGGCCTACGTCTTAGAAACTCTGGCGGTATCCAGCCTTTTAACGCAAGACCTAAGATCACAGATGTTATAAAAGCTGAGTACATCAGCCTTAGAATTCAAGATAGAAGCACAGGTGAGGATATTCTTTTTATACCTAATGCAAAAGTAAGCAAGCAAAGCCTTCAAGTACAGGCCAAGGGTGTTGTTCGTTTGAGCTTTGACTTTAAAGGGCTTATAGGCTTTGAGCCGATGGATAGGGTTTAAGTTTTTTTAAGTTTAGCAGACAAAAAATTATAAATTTTCACCGTATTAATAGCATCCCAAAGAGCATTATGGCTTTTACCTTCGAAGGTAAGACCCAGTTCTTTTATGGCAGCTTCTAACCCTCCTTTTACTTTCTCCCAGTTTTCTATTCTGTACATCTGATAAAGAGTTTTAACATCCAAAACCCTATGACCCATGAAGTTTGGCTCTCCTGGATCTGCCTCTTTGTAAAGATGTAAGGCATCATTCCAGGAACCGCTTCCCCATAGGATGGGGTTCTTAAATACTTTGTGCTTCTTTGCAAACTGTTTTAATTTAAAATAAGCTTCTTTACATGAATACCCATGAATTTCAACCTGATCTTGTGTGATGCCTGTTAGCTTGGTTATTTCAGGTGCTAATTTCTCCTGTGGATTTACATAAACAAGGAATTTATCTATGATTACTCCGTCTTTTTTACGAAAAACGCAGGCACCGACTTGAATTATTTTTTGCGACGGTTGATTCATTTCTAAATCTATTGACAATAATTTCATTGGGGCCTTTCCATTATTTCTACCAAATGTTTATCGGTCTTTTTTAGTTGGCGTTTTGGGTGTAGCGTCCTCGTGTTTTATACCTTTCACAGAGTCGTTATATGGTTGAGACTTGGTTCTATGCTTACATGATGGGTTATTGCATCTACGGAAATACCATGTTTCGCCTAACTTTGAGTATGTAAATATTTCTAAATAGCCAGCATGGCATTCCTTACATTTCCATGCTTTTTTTAAATCCTCAAGCACCTCTGACACTGTTTTTTCTTTTTCTTTTTTATCTTCATTTTCATAAAATTCGTCAATAATATCGCGCACATATGAATGTCTATCTAAGTCAAGTCTTGCTAATTGCTTTCTAAGTTTTGAGATTTCTCTTTTGAGCTTCTCGTTTTCGTGTAAGGCTTTTTGAAGTCTCGTATACTCTTTGTCGCCTCTAGTATTTCTCCCCAAGGTTTTCTCCTTTCGATCTTGGCCTCAATATATGATATCTTCTTTTAAAGATTGAATCCAGTATTTTTTCGTAAGGTAGGCAATCTTTAAGGAGTAAGGTGGAGTATATAATATTATGCGGATTAAGTGGACTTTAGAGTCTATTCAAGAAGAAGCTAAAAAGTACAAGACAAGGTCAGAATGGGCTAAAAAGTCCAAGGCTTCCTATTTGGCCGCTGCTAGAAGAAAAATGCTTGATGCCCTATCTTCTCATATGGACTTATCAGCAAGTAAAAAGAAATGGTCAGAACAAGCCATATTAAACGAGGCACTAAAGTATAAGTCCAAGTCCGAATGGCAAAAACAATCTCCATCGAGCTATGTGGTTGCGCAAAGAAAGAAATTGCTTAAAAAGGCATCTGCCCATATGTCTAGACCAGAGTCTTGGTCCAAAAAATGGACCAAAGAGGCTGTCCTTGAGGATGCAAAAAGATTTACTTCTAGGAAAGAATGGCAAAAACAGTCTCCTGCGTGGAAGGTCGCTCAAAGAAATAAATGGCTAGATGAGGCTTGCGCCCATATGGAAAACAAAAGATCTTCATGGACCAAAGAGGCAGTTGCAAGAGAAGCCATGAAATTTCAGTCAAAAAATGATTGGATAAAACTTTCTAAAAATTCTTATCAATTTGCCCAAAAGATGGGTTGGTTAAATGAGCTTTCAAGCCATATGAAGACTCAGGGCGGTATTTCTTCTTTGGAAATTGAGCTTTTGAATACGATTAAATCTCAATACCCTAAAGCTCATTCTGCTTGGTTTCAAGTGAAAGAGCCTGAATTTGCTCCAGCTAAGAGATTTCAGTTAGACATCTATGTCCCAGAATTAAGAAAGGGCATTGAGTTTAATGGAAACTATTGGCATAGCCTTGAGGGATTGACCAGAAGTAGAAAGAAAAATGGTTGGAGTGAAGATCAGATTAAGAATTATCATGCTCTAAAAAAGAACTTCTTTAAATCCAGACAGATTGAAGTTATGGAAATCTGGGAAAATGATTGGTTACAAAATAAAGAATTGTGTTTATCTAAATGTTTTAAATTTTTAGGTATTGGAGACAACGTATGAGTGTTAGACGTCGTCAACGATGGCTAGGTGGTCAAAGAATTGATGTCCCACATCTTAGGTCTATTGAGTCTGCTGTTTCTGCAGATTTTGATGAGCTATTAAAAGGTCTTGTCACTGGTGAAAATAATACATATATAATTCGTGGTTTTGAATTAAACATGACTGGAGCTATTGGAGCAGCCGCATCTGGCCTTCAGATGCTTGTAGCTTCCAGCACTATCTTTCATGGAACCTCAAGACAATCTGGTACTTTTTACACCGTATCCTCTACGGCAGCTCCTGAAATTCTAAACCCTACCATTAATACAAAGGTTCGTGGAGCGTTTACACCTAATGCTGTGAACTACATTGGCATTGAATACGAAAGGTTTGCAGATGATGCAACTGCGGACACCGTGTATTTTTGGAACCCAACAAATAAAAACGAATTCTCTTCAAACGTACCTTTAGCTCAGATATTAAGATACACAATAGTAATCACTACATCTGTATGGGTTAACAATGTTGTGCCTATCGCAAAGGTTACAGTAGACGTGGCTGGTAACGTCGTCGATATCACAGATCAAAGGCCCATGCTTTTTCGTTTAGGAACTGCTGGTCGTGCGAATCCTAATCCTGCTTATGTTTACCCTTGGGCCAACCATACAGAGGGAAGAGTTGAGAATCCTGTAACATCAGCATCAAGCTCTGTCAACCCTTTCCGTGGTGGTGATAAACAGATTTATAGCTTGAAAGAGTGGATGGATGCTGTTATGTCTTCCTTCAAGGAATTGAAGGGGACAACTTTCTGGTATTCACCAAACATCGGTGGATCTATTGTTAAACTTCGTCAAGACCTTGCTAACACGGTTGTAACTGGTCGTGGTCAGATTTCTCACAGCGATACCGTGGCAGGTAGAATCAACTGGGATTGGCCTATTCAGATCGTACTTGTTGGTTCAAGGCTTGCTTTCCAGTTAGATGCGAATCCTTCAAGTTCTGATATAACACTTTCGGATGAACAGGTTGCTTATGTAAATCTTGTTCGTGGTGTTAACATCGTGCCTAACCTCATATTCACTAACGGAAGTGCGACTGTGGTTTCTGTTGGTGGAGTATCTTGGACTAGTTCTTTACAGGCTGGTGACTGGGTTAAGCTTGCCACAGACGATGACACTAAGTATCTAAAAATTCAATCAGTAGATTCTCTTTCTCAAGTCACCCTCACTATTGCCTATCCGTACGCATCCACTGGCCTATCAGGTGCTAAGGCGCAGTATGCTTTTGGTGTTTACCAGACGAACCCTACTCCTTCTACAAACAGACATATCAAGATCGCAGCTAGAAAGGATGTGCCTTTTACGGAGGACATCTTCTGGTTCCTACTTCGTTCTGATAATGGAGGCTCTACTCCTAGAGTTTATGTTCGATTCCTTGGTACAGAACTTGAACAAGGCGAAGATAGAGATATTTCGGACAACACTTCAAAAGAAATTATAACATATATCGGTTCTACCAGTGAGGTAGACCATAATCCTGAGTATTCAAACAAGCTTGGTGCACTAGACTCAGAAGTTACAAACATCACAACTCCTCCTGCGTCTGCGATCACTTCTGGTCAGTATATACTGATTAATGGTGCGCTGGATCTTAATCAATACTACGCATGGTTCAATAAAGATGGGCTAGGTGGTAACCCAAATGTTATAGGAAAGATTCCAATTGAGGTTACAATTTCTACAGGCGACACCGCCAACCAGGTCGCTTCTGCTTTACAAACAGCACTTAACTCTGTCCTTGATTTCAATGCTAGTGTTTCAGGAAACGTGGTCACAGTTACAAATACAAGTGCTGGTATTACTACCGACGCGTCCAACTTTAACGTACCTGGTTTGACAATCAGCGTTACGACTCAGGGTAGTGGTGTACCTAACAACTACATTAGCGATGGCGATAACCTTACATTAGCTATTAAGAAGCTGGACAAGAACTTAAAAGATCTTGCAGGTCACGAGGTCAAGATTTATGAAGAGGTTTTGACTGTAGTTCCTGGCTCACCTGCCAACGATAATGAGGTTCAAGG